GCTGTTTGGATCATACTGATAGATTGGCTGATATTCAGGAATGTTAAGAGTGACTGTGCCAGCCACAGTCATCGAGCCAGTAGCCGTAGATGTAACTGATACCGCATTTGGAGAGATGGTGTTCATGGCAACGCCAGAGATCGGGCTCGCAAGCGTTGTAGATAGGCCCCAGCTCGTGCCACTACCGAAGAGAATTGTAGTGTTGCTTGCAACGCCATTGCCAGTGAGGGCCTGACCTATTGCAATGCCGGGGCCGGTGACGCTGCTAGTGACAGTCAGGGTCGATCCTGTGATGGAGCCAGTAAAGCTGGCCGCCGGAACTACAACCAAGGCGGAACCATTGTAAGTATTTGGCGTAACGCCGGTGACCTGCACCGTGGAGCCAACTGGTATAAAATAAGACGTTCCAGAATATCCCAGCGTAGCAATCGAACCCGATCCAGATGTAGATGTAGTGGTCAGGGTCGTGACGGGGTCCACGGGGCAAGAAATTAGAACCTGACCCCAATTATCCAGAGACCAATTCGTGGCAGAAACTGCATATCCAGTAGATGGTACGACGGCTGTGCCCGTTCCGTATCCGCCGGTGCCGTATCCGCCAATGCCATATCCTGTACCAGTTGGAATGGCCCCGATACCGTAACTATATATGTATTGTGCGTTTCCGCGATTTAGATAACCTGTCGTGGTCGAGCTTGCTAAGTTAGAGCCATTAATGACAAAGACAGATGAACTGGTAACGCTCTGAACTACATAATTGCCGTAAAACGTAATGCCACCGATAACTGTGGTGACAAGAACCGGAAATGTAGAACCAACGCTGTAGCCATGATTGGTAAGCGTTACAGTCACGGAATTACTTCCGCTCGTGGTGGCAAACTGCGGAAGCGTCGGAGACGATGACGTCGAGGTGGCTGCAAGTAAGTTGCCAAGAACGTCAGTTGCACCAACGGTGTATGATGTACCAGCAATGTATCCGTTAGGATCACAAGGATATATGCCAAACAAAACGATGCCGCCGATGGCAATATGCGTCGTTATATAAACGGAGTCGTAGGCGGTTATATTTTCGACGACCGTATCTGTGATGACAATGTACGGGCTACCGGATGTTGAGCTGGCAACCGGAGGCGTATCATCTATGACATACTGGGGTGTAATATCGACCAGCGTACCATTTGTTATGACCGCAAGTTCCGAACCATATGTACCCGGTTTGTTCTGCATGCCAACTGCAAGGTGCGTGACTGCGTTGGTATCTTCCCAGCCAAACAGCGCCCTAGCGATTGAGGGGATGGGGTTTGGGTAATACTTGGTCCAGCCGCCCAGCTTCTGGATTAGGCCGCCAAGCTGCGGGTCATAAATAAACCGGATCAGGTTACTAACAGAAATACCCGCCTGATTAAGGGCGGGGGTCTCGTTCTGGTTTACTCCGGGGATCAGCTTTACTGCTGCGTGAGGCATTACGGACCCCGTGCGGGCGTAGCGACAGGCGCAGGAGACATGGCAGACCAAGCATCAGCTTGGAATTTCTTCCGGGATTCCTCAATCATCGCACCCTTGAGGAGGGCTTGATACTGAGCCTCGTAAGAGCCCGGCATCTGCGGATCATTAGAGGTAGGAAGGAAATTGCGCTGGTACTGGCTGATGTAGATCATGCTCGCCTGAACCAGCAAATCGGGCAAGTAAGTACTGATAAACGTCGTCCCAGTATTAGCAGTCGTCGAAGCATAGGAAATCGTCCCAGCCGCAGTCTGAGTGCCGGTAGCCGAGCTCGCAAAAGTAACCGATGTGGTCGAGGACGAAAGTACGGTCCAAGTCCCATTATATGCCGTCGGCGTCACCCCGCTTATTGTGATGAGGGTGCCCGCCACGGGGGCAGCAGACTGAGCCGCAAATGTAACAGTGGCCGTTGCACCATTGCCAGTAGTGGTCAATGTGGGCGTCGTGAACAACGGCGTAGAGGCCGAATTGGCGTACAAAGTCGGAGTTCTGATCGTGCCAAATACCGTCACGGGGTAAGTGGCGTTGGCATATGGCCCGAACAAAATGTTATTATAAACATCGCCTCCGGTCACAAGGTCGCCACCAATCATGGCGAAATACTGGGGAACCCCAGTAGAGCCAGAGTTTCCCCAGACATTCTGGATGTATTCCTTGCTCGTGGGAATGAGGGGGGTAAGGGTCCCAGAGTTATTTAACTGGACGGTCTGGATCGTCACAAAATCATTTACCGAGAGCTGAAGGACATTGGCACCGCTGCTCAGGGTGTAACTGTTGCTGGTCAGGGACGGCAGTAGGTCCACATCGCGCTGGATACGCAGCTCGGCGTAATTCAGCATTTGGGGGACAACGGTGTTAAAGTAGGAGTCCACCCCCTGATACACCCCGTTTACAATCTGGGTGCCAAGGACCGCCATGTTGGCAATCTGCTGGATATACCCGTTGTAGGTCAGGGGAAGTCGTATTCGGGGTAGTCATTTATTTACTCCAGCCTAATCCGGCAAAAGCGCCGCCTCTGCTTCCCGTCTAGCTACGAGGCCGGGCAAGACTTTCCCGCCGCCATGTACCCACAGTTTAAGCTGCGCTTTAGCTGCACCCCAATCCTCCGCCTGCAAGGCGGCCAGTAGAGTGCTGCCGCGCAGCCTGCCGAGACCGAGGTTGTAGCAGAAATCTACAACCGCGTTTAGTGCCTTAGTGTTTTGTATGAGCTTGGGGCAAAGTTTAAGGACGCCGGGGAGAAACTGGGTTTCCAGCGTGTGCATCATCAGCTCATGCGCCTGCTCTTTGGTAATAGGCTTGTCGGCCAAAGTGACAGCGGTGCCGTCTTTATAGTGTGTCGAACCGTAACCAATAGTAGGGATTCCGGCTGGGCACAGATACGGGTTGTCTCTAAATCCCTCAAAAGTTTTCACAAGCTCGGCGGCAAGGATCAGGTCCATTAGTGAAATACCATCTTAGTTAGGATGGTAGCCATGCCAGCTAAAAGGGCAATTCCCAAACCAATCAAGGTGTTAGTAAGGGTGTTCATGTTACTTTTTATGTCGGCATTTGCCTTAAGAATGCCAGCATAACGCTCGGCACATACCGCCTCATGAGTTGTTATTTGTGACTCAACAAGTCTGAGCCGGTTGTAAACTTCGACATCGGCCATAACACGGTAGGCTTATTCAGCCTTCTCCTTGGGGATTTCGAGAATGAACCTGAGATTAGCCTGAAGCCTTTCATCTTCCGGTTCAAGATTGGCCGCAATCGTGGCGTGTTTTATGGCCTCGTCCTGCATAAACATATGCCACGCCGCAATGGCGGCCAGATCATGAGGCTTTGCCCCCCAAACCGTGGGATCACAGGTATAAACCAGCTCGCGGTTTACGACCCCAAGGGCCCGCATAGCGGCGGCATAAGTTTCCGGCCACTGGCACTGGCGGAACTTGAGCATAGCCAAATCGACCCACGGCTCCCGGGTATTAGGGGCCTCGGCACAGGCTTTGTGGTAGGCGGACTCAGCGGACCACTGGTCTCCCTTGTTTTCATAGGTCTGGCCCAGAAGGCGGTAGGCGTAGCATCGCTCGTTCATCCACGTCGCTTCGGGCATGGTTAGGTATTTGTTCAGGGCCTCTAGGGCCTCGTCCAGCTTCCCATAGAAGGTCAGCTCGCGGGCATAATAGAAGGCGTTCCGTGGGCAGCGGGGGTCTTCCTTAACCGACACCGCCAGCAGGTCTAAATACTGGCCCCGGCTCTTGGTGGGGTCAGGGTGATGGCTAACCATCAGCATATCCGTATCGGCCCATACTTCATTTGTTCTGGGGTCCGGGATCGGATACTCGTGGCACGGGTGATGCCACATATACCCTTTGCGGTGGTGAATTTTCTCGTACTTGAACTTTATCCCGCAGCCCCAATCAAAGTAGTAGCGCAGGCGAGTAGTGTCTTCCTTCCAGACACGCTCAAGGTCTTCGCGCCAGCCGGGCTCTAAGATTTCGTCAAGATCAAGCGAGATACAAACGTCCACATCAGACGGAATAAGCGCCAGAGCGGCGTTCCGAGCCAGATCAAAGCGCCAAGGAGAGATGCAAATGCTATGAACAATACAGCCAGCAGCTTGAGCGGTGGCAACAGTGTTGTCCGTGCTACCGGTATCAGCAATGAGTACATAATCAGCCTCCTTAGCAGATGCAGCAAATCGCTCTACAAACATCTCTTCATTTTTGCTGATTGCATAAACGCATACTTTTAACTTCTTGTCTCGCATGGCCTGCTCCCCTGCATATTTTCCAAATAGTCTGGTGAACAGATTAACCTCTGTTCTCAGGTAGTTATTGTCTATTTTTTTAACGTCGTCAGTCCAGATTGTCTCCCACATATGGACAGAATAAGCCCTGTCCAACCGGGCAAAATCGCCGTCATTATTGCCGAAGATGAATTTGTCCATAAACCCGAAAGGAATGAACGCTTCCACTTTTTGCAGGGCAAAAACGCTCGGGTCTTGGCAATACATCTGGAACGGCAGGACTACGGCGTGGTTGGCCCAGACATCTGATTTGATTGCGGCGGGAATGGCATCAAGCCATTGACCAATGAAGGGATTGCCCCTTTCAGCCAGAATCACCCCATTGGCTACAGAGGCAATCTGATCTGGGTCCGTAGTATGAAGTCCGACCCTGTCATTGGTATAGCGGTCTGCACCCATAACACAGGAATTGTTCATCAGTGGCGTTAGGGGCTTTAGCAGCAAAATGTCGGTGTCTAAGTAAATGCCGCCGTGATCCAGCAATTTTTGAAGCCGCACAACGTCCGATTGGTACTGCGGGTAGTCCAGACTGACCCCGCCGATCTCCGTGGGCGGGTCGATCTGGACCATGGTGACATATGGCTTGATGGCCTCCCAGTGCGGGTTATTGGCCGGTTCGGCATTATAATAGAAATAATAATGATCCGGTTTCTGGACTTCAGCAGCAATCTTTACCGCCAAATAGTTCAAAAACCCGAAGTCGCGGGACTTCGGGCCTGTGAACCACATCATATGGATGATGTTTGGGATCATTGCGCGGCTGGCTTCTCCACCTGCGGCGCGGCCTGCTTCTGAATTTCTGCGATCACTGGNGCAACCTGCACAAAAGTAGTCGCCATGTTCTAAGTCCTTTGTCTTTCTGCGGGCCGGTCTACGGAAAATTGCCGCCCACGGGGTTCGGGAAGCCTTCAGGAGCCGCAGTACCAATAGTAGCACCAGCCGGGACGGTGGTCGATGTCCACGGGCTTTCGTTCATGGGGCCTACGCAGTCGGCCAAGGTCGCGCCGTTTACTGGCTTGGGGCGTACTGTGCAGAGCATGGACCACATGTTGGAGAAGCCCCCACCCGGCTTAGACGTGCTGGTAAAGGTGCGGACCACGACGGCGGTGGGTGCCCACGTTGGAGCGACGGGGTAGGTTGTGGCGTTACTGAACAAGGACCAGACTTTGCCCTTGGGGGCCTTACAGGAGCCGTTCATCAGGCTCAGGTCGGCAATGCTGGTACCCTTGAGGACTGGGCATACTGAGATACCCATAGGGAACGTGTTGCCGTTAACCTTTACCGTCTTGCCGGGTACCGCCACCGTCGCGCTGGAGGCGCAAAGGGCATAGGGCGTGTGGCAGATGGCAAGGGACGGCGAGGCGTCAGCCGGGGTTGCAGCGAGAAGGGCTAGGACGATCAGGGTCTTTTTCATACGGCTTCCGGGGCAGGGTTAACCTGCGGAGCGGCCTGCTTCTGGATTTCGGCAATCACCGGGGCGACCTGCACATACGGGGCATTGCCCAGCGCCTGCATGATGATGTTGATCTGGTCGATGGTGAGTTCGAGGGTCATTAGGATACCTTTGCTTTCAGGGCCTCAATTTCGGCCTTTAGGGTTTCAATTTCAGCATACAAGTCTTTCACGCCCCAAAGTGCCAGCGTGGTCTTTTCAAACGGCGTGAAGGCGGCGGGGCTCGGAGAACGCGGGGGTTGGACTGGAGGACCCAAGTGTAGGTGTTGCTCATGTTAGTTCACCTTTGCTTCGAGGGCAGTAACGCGGGCGCGCAGACTTGCGACCTCTGCCCAGAGATGCGGGACCAGCATGGATTTATCCATCGCCCACGGATCGTAATCATCGTCACCGGGAACACCCTTTCCGACCTTCACGGCGTAGGGAATATGTTCGAATACTTCCTGCGCGAAGAACCCGGCCTCTATCTTCCCGTTAACCTTCCACGAGAAACTATGGGTTTGTAGCTTTTCAAAGATACTTGATGTGTCGATAGCGCCAAGATCGTTCTTCAAGTTCTTGTCGCTGGTCACATTGTAGAGAACACCCGTTCCGCTGTTATTGGTGATCGAACCGATCAGCGTAGAAGCGGTGATAAAGAACTTGGCAAGCTGCGCGCCGTTAGTGTTGGAGGTGTCAACAGCACCCAAACCATTACGAGTGCCACCGTTGAACGTAGTCTGAATATCGCAGGCATTTGTTATAGATGTTCCACCGACAAGGCAACGAACTGCACCCAAGATGCCGGAAGCGGTCCATGTAGATGCATCAGGCGCAGTAATTTGAGTGGTGAATGTCGGGCTAGTATCCAACACCATTTTACCCGTGCCAGTAACGGCATTCGACAGGGTGACGCCGCCGTAGGTCAGGGCGGATGAAAGTGTCAGCGCACCAGAGAATGTAAGCGCGCCACCAACCGTGCCAGAGAGCGTTGGGCTCGCGCTAAGGACCATATTTCCGGTGCCTGTCACGGCATTGCTCAGCGTCACGCCGCCGTAGGTAATAGCCGCATCAAACTGCGTTGCACCGACCAGCCGACTAGTCGTCCCCACCCACAGGGCCTTTTGCGTGGATATAC